ATGGATGTTGTTGTTCCATCAACTCGTTTACAGGACTTCCCTGCATCTGCGCCTCCTGATGTTTCTATACAGCCCATGCCTATGCAGCTTCAAGGCCCAGTTGGATATGGAAGTCCAGAAGTTGGGCAGATGTCTCCATCTGTGGTTAGTAATGCTGCTATGTATCAGGACATGTTAAGTCAGCCTTTTCCTTTGAATTTTCAACAGGGCGGTGCTGTATCGTCCAACTTGGATATGGCAGCGGATAACTTCTTAAAGGCATTGATGCCAGCGGCGTAGTAAATGGATGATGTCCTTGATATACCTACGGAGTTTCTGACTGATGCGGAGCTTGATTCTCTTGGCAAGCATCTTGATAAGTACAAGGAGCTTCATGACAGGGAAGAGTATCAGGACAAGTTTTTAAAGTTTGTAAAGCATGTCTGGCCTTCATTTATTGCTGGTGATCATCACAAGATTTTTGGTGAAAAGCTGGAACGTGTAGCGAGAGGTGAGTTAAAGCGTTTAATCGTTAACATGCCGCCGCGTCATACGAAGTCCGAGTTTGCCAGTTATTTGTTTCCTGCGTGGGTTATGGGGCAGAAGCCTCAGACAAAGATTATTCAGGCAACGCACACGGCGGAGTTGGCTGTAGGTTTTGGTCGTAAGGTCAAGAACCTTCTGGACAGTGATATTTACCGTGATGTTTTTCCTGACATACAGTTAGCTAGAGATGCGAAGGCCAGTGGTCGTTGGTCTACGGATATGGGTGGAGAGTATTACGCTGTTGGTGTAGGCGGTGCGCTTGCTGGTCGTGGTGCTGATCTTTGTATTATTGACGATCCTGTATCAGAGCAGGATGCGTTATCACCAGCCGCGCTGGATAATATTTACGAATGGTACACATCAGGACCGAGACAGCGACTACAGCCGGGCGGCGCGATCATAATTGTGATGACGCGGTGGAGCATCAGGGATTTGACAGCGAAGGTTTTGCAGAAGCAAGCCGAGGGCGGAGCAGATCAGTGGGAAGTTGTGGAGTTTCCTGCGATATTTCCAGATACAGACAACGTGTTGTGGCCCGAGTTCTGGAGCAGGGACGAGCTAGAAGGCGTTAGGGCTTCTATACCTGTAGCCAAGTGGAATGCACAGTATCTTCAGAATCCTACTGCTGAAGAGGGTGCGATTATCAAAAGGGAGTGGTGGAATGTTTGGGATCATGATGATCCACCTGTCGTTGATTACGTCATCCAGTCGTATGACACGGCGTTCACAAAAAGCGAGAGGGCCGATTATTCGGCTATTACGACTTGGGGTGTGTTTTATCCTGACGAGGGTGATGAGGCTGCGATCATATTGCTGGATTCAGAAAAGGGTCGATGGGAGTTTCCAGAGCTTAAAGACGCGGCAATGCGCTTGTATGAGGAATTTGAACCAGACATGGTGTTGATAGAGCAAAAGGCATCTGGAACACCGTTAACGCAGGACTTGCGTAAGATGGGCATTCCTGTGTCTGGCTTTACGCCGGGTCGTGGCGCAGACAAGTTTTCCCGTATGAACGCTTGTGCGCCTGTGTTTGAGTCAGGTATGGTTTACGCTCCAGAGACTAGATGGGCAGAGGAAGTCATTGAAGAATGTGCGTCATTTCCCAATGGAGAGCATGATGACTTGGCGGATTCGATGACACAGGCTATACTGCGTTTTAGGCAGGGTAGTTTTATACGCACCCGTTCTGATTACGAAGACGATGATTTGGCAACTTACAGGCGTAGCAGGGAGTATTACTAATGGACAAAAACTATAAAGAAAACACACCTGTCATGAAGCAGATAAGAGATAGATTGCCATCTCAATCTCCCGCAAGAGCTTTTAAAAAAGAATCTTTTTATTCTTTAGAAAAAAAATTAAAGGATATTAATGCTGCACTAAAGTCAAAAAATACTGGCGAAGATGCGGATTTTTTAAAAAGTATTAAGCCCGTTATAAAGCGAGAAATGGATTCAAGAAAAAAACCTATGAAAGAAGGTGGATCTGTTAAAAGAATGAACAACGGCGGAGCAGTTATGAAGGGCCGTGGTAACAAATTTAAAGGAGTATTCTAATGGCTGGCAGAAAACCGTTTAAAAAAGATAGAGAGTATCTAGGCAAAGCCTTTCAAAAAAATCCGGGCAAGGTCTTTAAGAAGAGTGGTGCGATTGCTGATATTTTAAGAATACTTCAGGGTCAGATGCCCCCGTTCAAAAAGATGAACAACGGCGGAGCAGTCATGAAAGGCCGTGGTACTAAATTTAAGGGTATTAGCTGATGGGCGGCAAGAAGATTGACATCACCACTGCTCCTCTTGAGGATTTAGATAAGCTTATCGCGCAGTTAAAAGGTGATCAGGCGAAGAGCAAGAAAACACCTGTTAAGAAGAACAAGGGCGGAGCTATTAAAGGCTTTAGTCCCATAGCCCGTCCACAACGATTTAAAGGAGTATTCTAATGGCTGGTAAAAAATACAAAGGCCCTCTTCCAAAGCCAAAGCCGAAGATGACCCCCATTGAGAAATTTACTGGCAAACGTAGTGTTAACAAGCCCCTTTCAGAAGAAGAAAAAAAGTATATTGGTGACAAAATGGCTGGGAAGGTTGTTGAAAAGATGAAAAAAGGCGGCGCGGCTGTTCCATCTGAGTTCAAGGGCTTTTCTAAGTTGCCAGAGGCAGTGCAAGTAAAAATGGATCCTGTTGCGGCTAAAAAATATAACGGCGGCGGAGAAGTTCGCGGCATGGGCAGGGCTTATATGGGTGTGTCCAGAAAAGCTAAGATAAGGTGATGTTATTGGATTTTGGTGTTATAGTACGAGAGAGGCTGGCTTATGGCTTTGCGGTCATGCTTGATGCCCTTCTCGTGACTGCGCCGAAGTCAGCCTCACCCACGGAGAGCATTCATGGATAAAGATGGCATCTTTGGTGCATTTACAGATCCTACCATGAGCAGCCAGATGTTTGATGCTCTTGCTGATAAAACAGATATGTTCAATGACCCTATGGGGAGTGAGACTTTAGGCGCAGTAAACCGCGCTATTGTTGGCACTCCTATTGACGCTGTTGATCTTATGGGTCGTGTTGGTGAAACAGCTTTGCGTGGCGCGGCAAAGGCTGGCGAGGGAATTATAGGTGCGCTTGGATCTGATGAGGGAATGGCGAAGCGGTTTGGGAGAGACATTTATGGTCTTGGTATTGCTGCATCTACTCTTGCTCCGATGGCTGGGCCTCGTCCACGAGGCAAGTCAAATAAGGCGCTTGTCCTTGAGGCGCAAAAAGACAAGGTGAAATCCCCAGTTGTAAAGCAGAAGCTTGATGAGGATATGGAGTTTGAGGCTATTGATGATGCCTTGAAGGATGCCAACTTAGACCTTGATGAGACTTTAAGCGTTCAATCTAACTTTAATGCAACAGAGCGAACATTAAGCACTGACGATTTTAGCGACATTTTACAGAACGAGTTTGCTATAGCCAGAGACTCTGGCAAGTCTCGTGGGGAAGCTATGGCTGATGCTATGCGGAACACAGAAAAAGCCATGTCTGACATGAACATGATGGACGTTGTTATTGACCGTCCTATTCAAGATAAGATTTTTAAACGCCTTGATGAAGATTATGAATTTGGTGTGAGTAAGGCTGTTAAACGCCGTGAAGAAGCGGCTGCTAATCAGGCAGCTTTGCGTTCTCAAGCAAATCAAGCTAGAATGGCAAATCAACCGCGTGTTAGCGTTGAAGACGCTGTTAGGCAGCAACAGGAATTAATTAATTTTGGCATACCAGAGCCAACAACACAAAAACCAACGCTTGTGACTATTCAAGGCGGAAAGGACTAAATATGGCTGTCGAAAAAGGAATAGGCGCTGGAGTTGGTAATCCAGAGATGACCGCTCAAGAGCAAGCTGAAATTGATGTCATAGAGTTTCCAGCCCAGCCAGGTATTATGGAAATGGATGACGGTTCTGCTATTGTTGGTGAAATCGTTGAAGAGATGGATATTGCTCAAGACGTTCCTTTTGATGCAAACCTAGCTGACTATGTAGATGAGGGCGATCTGGGTGTTATTGCTTCTGATCTGTCTGGAGACATTGAGGATGACATGTCTTCTCGCCAAGATTGGGAAGACACATACAAGCGTGGTATTGAGCTTCTGGGTATGAACTACGAGGAGCGTAGCCAGCCATTTGAGGGTGCAACTGGAGTTGTTCACCCGCTTCTTGCCGAGTCTGTAACACAGTTTCAAGCGCAAGCTTACCGTGAGATGCTGCCGTCTGGCGGTCCTGTTCGCACACAGACTATGGGTGCAGAAACACCAGAGCTTGTTGCTCAAGCTCAACGTGTTAAAGACTACATGAATTATATGATTACATACGAGATGGAAGAGTATGATCCTGAAACAGATCAGATGCTATTCTATCTACCGATTGTTGGCTCAACATTTAAGAAGGCTTATTTTGACCCTATTCTTCAAAGAGCGGTTAGCAAATTTGTACATGCGGAGGATCTTGTTGTTCCTTATGGAGCGACTGATCTTCTTACTACACCGCGTATTACGCATATTATTCGCATGGATAAGAACGAAGTCCTGAAGCTACAGCTTGCAGGTTTCTACAAAGATATTGATTTACCTAGCGGATCTTCTAGTGCTGAAGACTTTAGTGGCGTAAAAGAAGCTATTGATGAGGCACAAGGCGTACAATTATCCGGCTCTGGATCTGAAGAACTGGTTATTCATGAAGTCCATACATCTTTAGACTTGGCTGGCTTTGAAGATGTGGACATGGAGGGTGAGCCTACTGGCCTGAAGATACCATATGTAGTTACTATCCTAGAGGCCACCAGCGAGATATTGGCTATTCGCAGGAATTACAACGAAATGGATCCGCTGATGCGTAGGCAGCAGTATTTCGTGCATTACAAGTTTTTACCCGGTCTGGGTTTTTATGGATTTGGCCTTACACACATGATTGGCGGTCTGTCTCAGGCATCTACAAGCATTTTACGTCAGTTAATTGATGCTGGTACGTTATCTAACCTACCTGCTGGCTTTAAAGCCCGTGGCGCTCGTATTCGTGACGAAGATGAACCACTACGCCCCGGCGAGTTCCGCGATATAGACTCCGCTGGCATGGATATACGTCAATCCATCATGACATTGCCGTTTAAAGAGCCTTCACAGACCCTGTATAGCCTCTTGGGAGGGCTTGTAGAGGCTGGTAGGCGGTTTGCGTCTATGGCAGACATGAAAATAGGCGAAATGGGCGGAGAAACGCCTGTAGGGACTACAATGGCGATTATGGAGCGTGGCACGAAAGTAATGTCTGCCATCCATAAGCGTCTTCATTACGCACAAAAGCAGGAATTTAAGATTTTAGCCAATATATTCGCTAAAAACATGGCTCCTGTTTATCCATATGCAACTCCGGGCGCACCGCCAGAGATCAAGCAGATGGATTTTGATGACCGTATTGATGTTTTGCCCGTTTCTGACCCGAATATCTTCTCAATGTCGCAGCGTATTGCTTTGGCACAGACAGAATTACAGTTAGTTCAGTCTAATCCAGAGATACATGGCGCAGAACAGGGTTTATATCAGGCATACAGGAAGATGTACGAGGCTCTTGGCGTTACTAATATTGATGCTATCTTGCCCATTCCGCCACAGCCACAGCCAGCTAACCCAGCCAAGGAAAACCAAGAGGCTATGCGTGGTCAACGGCTGCAAGCGTTCCCCGATCAGAACCATGAGGCTCATATTGAGGCTCACCTTGCTATTTTATCAACACCTGTTGCTCAAGCAAACGCAACAATCGTTATGACCCTGCAAGGTCACATTCAGGAACACATTGGTCTGATGGCTGAGATGCAAGCGCAAATTGAAGTCATGTCACAGCTTGATCCAGAGGCTCAAATGGTTCTTCAACAGAACCCACAGATGGCTCAACAGCTTCAGGGCGAGATAGCCAACAAAGCTGCTGAACTTATTGGTGAGTTAACCGAGCAGTATGCACAAGCTGTTGCACCTGCCGATTCAGCCCAGTCAGATCCTCTTGTTCAGATCAGACAGCAGGAATTGTCCCTGAGAGGCGCAGAAATTCAGGAAAAGGCTCGACAGTTTGAAGAAAGACAAGAGCTTGAGAAGCAAAAAGAGCGCAATGATGTTTTATTGGCTCAACAAAGGCTTGATTTGACTGAAGAGGCTACTGCGGAAAAAACCCGTGTAGCTGAAGAGAGGATCCAGACCCAGCGAGATATTGCTGCGGCAAACTTACAAAGGAAAATGTGATGTCTGCAAGTTCTGTACGTTCAAAGTTTATGGAAGTCGAAAAAGAAAAAAAGCGTCAAAGAAGGCTGGCAGAAAATGGAATTGTGCCAGCCCCTGTAAAAAAAGAAGCCCCAGTTGTTGTCGAGCCTGTCAGGGCTAGAAACGAAGACGGCACACTACAAGCTGATGATAAATCAACTCCTGATGTGAATGAGGCTTGGGTAGGTGGCATTGCTCCTAAGAAAAAATCAACATCTAAAAAGAAAAAGTCATGACAGATAAAACACCTCCCTTGAAAGATGTTTTAGCTGGCCTTTCAAAAGAGCAGCTAAGAATAATGATGGAGGCTATAGAGGCGGGTAAGAAAGGCTTTAAGTATGATACGAAAACTGGTCAACGCGATTTTGGATTTAATCAAGGCGGTGAGGTCTGTCGTGGGCAAGGCCGTGTCTCGCGTAAAAGAAAGTTTAAAACGTACTAATGGCTAAACAGCTTTCAGAAAACTCTAGGTTCGCACAGTTTGACTTAGACAATGATGGAACTGTGACTGATGAAGAAATAGCTCACGCAAAGGACATGCTTGAGCTAGAGCTTCGTGAAGAAAAGGCTGATGCACAAAAGCGTATGGCTTGGGTGGCTGTGGTTAGCATGGTTAGTTTTGCTTTGTTGCCATTGGTGCCAATGATACCAGAGAGCAGGTTACAATTTTTAGCTAGTTTGAGTGATATGTTGTTTTTAAGCCAAGCATCTATCGTGGGGTTTTATTTTGGCGCACAGGCGTATATGGCGAAAAAATAATGTACCAAGCGATAGTTATTGCTTGCATGATAGCGGATCCAACTATCTGCGTGAAATTTGAAGGGCAACAATGGTTTGATTTGGAAAGACGATGCAAGTCTCGCGCTTTAAATATGGCTGGAGATGTGCATGTATATTACAAGGGTTACAAGCCTGTTTCTTGGAATTGCAGGTTTTTACCTGGTGGGGTTCTAACAAAGTGAAGGGTGCGGCACGATGTACGAATACAAAATCAAAGAAGTAATTAAGGTGGTTGATGGGGATACCATTGACATACTTATAGATCTTGGCTTTGACCTCACCAAAAAAGAACGTGTTAGATTGGCTGGTATTGATACACCAGAATGCAGAACCAAAGATTTAGAAGAAAAAGAACTTGGTCTTGAGGCCAAGGAGTTTTTAAAGCGCCGTCTTTTAGACTGTGAAAAACTGTGGGTGGCTACTGAAAAAGATGGCAAATATGGGCGCATGCTTGGAACTATCTGGTGCGGTGTAACGAATATAAACGAAGAAATGGTTAGCCGTGGTTATGCTTGGGAGTATGACGGCGGTAAAAAAGAAAAGAACCTAGATGATCTTAGAACCATTAGGGGAATTATATAACGAATGTTTAATATTCACCACACGACTGAAGTGGCTTATGTCCTTGTGATTACTATGTGGGGGAATACTGGAATTGTCTGGGAGTACATTGGAAATCAAATTGTTTTGCAGCAAAAAATGACAGAGGCGCAGTGCGAGTATCTAATTGATGAGGAAATGTGGGAAGCAACATATCAAAATAAATATTTTCGCATGATGGCGCATTGCTTTCCAGAAGATTGTGCAGGGAAGAAAAGTTGTGAGTGAAGAAAAGAAAAAACCTGTTGAGCTTAATGTTGGACAAAATAGCTTTGAGCTAGTTCTTAGGATACTGGGCAATGAATTTGTAGCCATCAAGATTGGTTCAACGAACTTCTCTGGAAAGCTAATAGCTGGTTCAATTTTACTACTTTTCTTTACTTTCATAATGCTTGAAGTGTTTGGGTTGTCAAAGGTTATGGGTGTTGAATAGTGGCAACCAAGATAAATGAAAACACCGAACTGTCTATGCCAATTCGCAATCTTATGGCAATGGTTGTAGGGGCAGCCATTGGGACATGGGCATATTTTGGGATCATTGAACGCTTAAATACTATTGAAAATAAATTTATATTGATGGAGGCTGATCTAGGTCAAAACACAGAGTTTCGCATTAAGTGGCCTCGCGGCGATATGGGCAGTCTGCCAGCAGATAGCGAACAGTATATGTTAATTGAGCATCTAGCAGAGCAGCTTTCCAAGCTCCAAGAGCAAATAGATGAAGGCCGCGCACCGCATGATCAGCAACAAAAACTGACATTAGACTTTTATGAAAAGCGGATTACAAACATTGAGAGCCAAATAGAAAAGATGCGTAATGGAACCAATCATAATTAAAACCATGACATTGATTTTATATATGAGCGGAGATGTTTCAGAACATACCGCTTATGAGAAGATTTCTAAATGTTTGAAAGCCAAGCGTACCATAGAGCGTAACCTATATAAAAAAACTACATCTGTTAGATACTCATGCGAGAACAAAACAGTTGAGGTTTCAAAAAATGCAGACGGCACAAATTACATTGTGAGGATCATAGAATGATACAAGCTCTCTTAGGACCATTAGGTAATCTTGCCTCAACTTGGCTTGAGGGTAAGGTTGAAACCAAGAAAGCGGAGGCAGGTGCAAAGGTTGCAAAAGCCAAGGCTGAAGCTGTCATTATGGAGAAAAAAGCCACAGGCGAGATCGACTGGGATCTTAAAATGGCTGATGCATCCGCAAATAGCTGGAAAGACGAATGGCTTACAATTTTGTTTTCTGTCCCATTAATCTTGGCATTCTGTGGAGAATGGGGTAGACAGATAGTAACGGATGGGTTTACAGCGTTGAACGCCATGCCGGAGTATTACAGATATACGCTTGGGATTATCGTAAGCGCAAGCTTCGGAACACGAGCGGCAACAAAGTTTTTTGGTAAGAAATAATGGACGCAATTACACTTGCGGAGTATTTATTAAAGAACATACGTCAAGATAAGGCTGATTACACACAGCGTCTTGCGGATGGTGCGATAGAGGATCATTCCGACTATCGGTTCATGGTGGGGCAAATACGCGGCTTGACCCAATGTGAGGAGCATATAAAGACCGCGATGAAAGGCATAGAGCTAGAAGATGGCTAAAAAACTATTTGTACCAGATAGGTACGCTAATAAACAGAAAACAAAACCCCCAGTTTCAGAAGTACCAAAAGCAATAGCAAAGGGTTTTGAGTCTCCAGAAGAAAACAAAAAAAATACAGAAGATCCATCAAGCATGGGAGCTTCTGCTATTGATAGGCTGCCTAATCCTGTAGGTTATAGGCTCCTTGTTATTCCTTATTACATGAAACAGAAAACCGCTGGGGGTATTATTATCCCTGAAACTGTTCGTGAGCGTGAAAATCATGCAACAGTTGCTGCTTATGTTGTGAAAGTTGGCCCAGACGCTTATTGCGATGCCAATAAATTCCCAACAGGAGCATGGTGTGATGAGAAATCATGGGTATTAATGGGAAGATATGCTGGAAATAGATTTAAAGTGGACGGTTTAGAGGTTAGACTCATAAATGACGATAATGTTATAGCCACAATACTTGACCCCGCTGATATTTCTTATGTATAGTGCAAATAGGAGCTTGTAATGAGTGCTAATGAATTAATGGAAAATGAAACTGAACAAGAGAACATCTCTTTTGAGGTAGAGGACGAGCAATCGCAAGTTCCTGTTTCAGAAGAGGTTGTGGCATCAGCAGATGATTCTGAAGAAAAAACCAGTACAATTGTACAGGAAGATGATTCTTCAGAACTTGAAAATTATAGCGAAAATGTTCAGAAACGAATCAATCAGTTAACTGCAAAGCGTAAACAGGCCATTGAAGAGGCGGAAGCCGCTTATGGTTACGCACAGTCTTTGCAACAACAAAACGAAGAGATGAAACAACGTATAGCTCAATTAGATCAGGGCTATATCGCTGAATATGATGGTCGTGTTGAAAGCCAAGCCGCCGCTGCAAAAAGAATGCTTCAAGAAGCATATGACAACGGTGACATGGAAAAGATGGCTCAAGCACAGGAAGTCATTTCTGGATTGGCTATTGAAAAAGAGCGCCTTCGTATTCAAAAAAATCGCCAGCAAAGACAGGCACAGGCTCCTGCTCAACAACAGGCACCTCAACAAGTAGCTCAACCACAACAACAACAAGAGCTTGACCCAAAACTTAAAAACTGGATGGGCAATAACTCGTGGTTTGGAACCGATATGTTTATGACTCGTGGAGCTACAGCCTTACACGAACAATTAGTTGCTCAAGAAGGGTTTGATCCTTCTTCTGACGAGTATTATGCGGAAATTGACAGGCGCATGCGCCAAGAAATGCCGCACAAGTTTCAGGAAAAACGGCAGAACGCCCAAGCAGTTTCTCCTGCGTCTAATGGACGGTCATCAAGTAAAACTGGGCGGAAAAAGACGGTGGAACTAACGCCGGGTCAAGTGGCTTTTGCTACTAAAATGAAAATACCTCTTGAGCGATACGCCAGAGAGGTTGCAAAACTAGAGAGGAAGGTCAAATGACTGATCGTGCAAGCAGGGATTCGCAAACCCGTGAAAAAACAGCGAGAGTTGCAGATTGGAAACCGCCTTCAACTTTGGAAGCCCCAGAAGCCCCAATTGGTTTTAAACACCGTTGGATCCGTGAGTCCGTAATGGGCTACGATGACAAAAATAACGTACATAAGAGGCGTAGAGAAGGATGGGAGCTTGTAAGAGCGGAAGACTATCCTGATTTTGATGCACCTGTTGTTGACGAAGGAAAAAACGCTGGCGTGATTGGCGTAGGAGGTTTGGTTTTAGCCAGAATCCCTGAAGAGATCGTGGAACAAAGAACTGCTCACTACAATCAAGTGACGCAGAACCAAATGGAAGCTGTGGATCGTGATTGGATGCGTGAAAACAATCCAAACATGCCAAAGCAAAAACCTCAACGCTCCTCTTCCGTATCCTTTGGTGGACCAAAGGGAGGGGACAATTAGTCAAGGAGACTAGATTATGGCGAACCAAGATGCCGCATTCGGCATGCGCCCCGTCAAAAGAATAGGTGGAACACCCTATACTGGTGGGCAAAGCCGTTATCGTATCGCCGCTAACTACGGGACAGCTATTTTCCAAGGAGATATGGTTGCTCAAGTTACTGGTGGTGGGATCGAAGTTCATGCTGACGGTGGCACAGTGCCAATCGTTGGTGTGTTTAATGGCTGTCAGTACACTGACCCAACAACAGGAAAGCAAGTTTACTCAAACTATTATCCTGCAAGCACTAATGCTTCTGATATTATTGCTTTTATCATTGATGACCCTATGGTTATCTTTGAAATTCAAGCTGCAATTGCTTTCCCAGTAGCAGACCTTCTGGGTAACTTTGACATTGTTTACACAACTGCTGGAAGCACCACTACTGGTATTTCAGGAGCGGAGTTGCAAGTCACAGATGGTGGCACGGCTACGACATTGCCCTTGAAAGTCATTGATATTTCAGAAGATCCTGAAAACAATGATGTAGGATCAGCGCATACAAATGTTTTGTGTGTAATTGGAAACCA